ATTTTGTGTTATGGTTTCCGCGCCGAGCATATGAAGATTATAGATAGAAGCAAACATAATTCTATGAAACTCTTGCGGAAAATCTTCATCATCAAATTTATAATCAGATTCATCAAGTAAGGATGGATCTTGATAGATACTACCTATTACTTGAATTATTGCTTTTGTGTCGATGTAGTTACTCTTCATTCGTAGTATCCTCAAATTTTTCTTTCATCATTTCTTCGATTACTTTTTTGGCAACTTCAACAGGTATAACTGTACAATTTTGATTAATTACTCCTGGATTTAAAACTTTTATAATAATATTTTTTTCCATTTAGACCTCCTATAAATCAAACAGTTTAGGTAATGGTCTTTTTGATTCGGGAACACTAATTTCTATTTCTTTCTTCTTGTTTGTATCATAATTACCTGTTCCCGCACGTTGAGAAGCCATATAAATATTATAGTAATACTGATATGCTTGTTGATAACAAAATGGAATAATACCAATAGAGCCTTCTTTTAACTTCTTCTTCGAGTTCTTCTTAACTTCATAAAAGTAAAGTAAACTTTTTAACATTCCGCTATAACTATATCCATAATCACGTTTCCAAGCATCAGTTACTTTCTTAAATTGAACAAAATTAAAATTATCGCCTTGCTCTTTTTTTACATATCTATATAAATCATCAAATTCTTTTTGCTCTTTTGTCATGTACCCATCTGCTTTACTTTTACAAGCAATATGAGCATATCTGTTACTTCTTGGTTTAAACCAAACTTTTCCTTCATCTTGCGGTTGTGCATCAAAAACTAATCCACAATATAAACATTTCACATTATGAGTTGCTGCCATTGTTATCATCCTTCTTTGCTAATGCAAGTATTAATTCTAGTTGCTTATTTATTGCTTTCGCAGATTCCATCGACATATAAACATCATCTATTAGAATCTCCTGTATATTTCTTACACATTTCTTTATTTTTTCATAACTCATAAATTCATCACCTACTTTTTTATTTTTCTATATATATTTTATCATATTTTTTTAAAAAAATAAAGAAAGCGGATTTAATTTAATAAATCCGCTTTATAGTTGTTACAGGGTTTTTAAATCATCTACAATAAGTGATAACTGTTCAACTTGATCTCTATTTATTTCATTAACCTTTTTACCTTTTCCGAGGTAATTATCTACAATCTGTGTAATACGCGGCGCATAATAAGTTGACATCTTTTCTTCATCTTCAGCAAATTTCTGAATCATTTCATTAAATTCAGTCATAAGTTCATCAAAGTCAAGATGTGAAGAAGTATCAGCGTAAGCATTTTCACGTTCATCCGTAAATAAATCTGCACCATCTTCTTCCGCCTGCTTTTCGATTGCATCTCCAATAGCATTTACTAAGTTTTTATAATTAAACTCAATATAGTCTGGAGTATACTTGAAGCGGGATCCCGCCTCGAAGCGTTCAGTACCTCTTATGAAAAGATAAGTTTTATTAACTCCATCATTTTCAGTTACTGCTCTTGAATATCCAATAATATCTGTCATACGAGCAACAATATTATTTGCTCTTTTATCAAGAGTAGGAACTATTTTATTATACTCGTTTCCATTAACATCCTTAAAAGTCTTATCAGTAGCATGAGAAATAAGAACAATACCATATCCCATCTGTACAATACTTCTTAGTTTTTCATCAAACTCACTACCAACAAGTGAATATCCTTTACCATAAGGAATATCTCCAACAGAATCAACTCCATTATTACTGCAAACATATTTTTCACAATAATTGTAAGCAATATCTGCGGTATCTACGATAATTGTTTCATATATTTCCTTTGCTTTTGGATCTTTAAGCTGTTTTAATACTTTAAGAAACTCTCCCCAAGAATTAATAGGCTGCGGTTTTACTCCTGCTAAGGCATTATAACCTTTTTCAAATGCAAGTAACAACGCTCTTGGGAACTTGCTTGCGATTGTTGTTTTTCCGCTTTTTGGTTCCCCATAGAAAAGAACTGAATATCCTCTCATATCACGAGAAACCTTATGCGGCTCTATACTAAAAATATCAATATCCGCCATTTATTTTTCCTCCTTATGAAGTTTTAAGTGGATTCAAGTTAAAACTTGAATCCACCCTGAGGTACAGATGCAGCGGGTGCTGCTGTCTGACTTGCCTTGTTACTATTCCGAGATGCATAATACTCTTCGGTTCTCTTCTTATTTTCAGCAAGTGCTACCTCTCTATCCTGAAGTGCCTTAGTCAGCTCTGCTGCTGTCATAGTTTCTTCAGTATCAAACTCATAAGGAACAGGGTTTGCTCCTGTGATAACATACTCTCTAGTTCTCTTTGTAACTTCTTCAACGGATGCTTCACCGAATGCAGATTCAGTTACTTTTTCTGTCTTTGTGAAGACATTTACAATCTTACCCCATACCTTTGTATAGATTGGATTACTGTTGCTTGCATTAAGGTTAAGGAAATACTGTCCAGCCGCCTTATTACGAGCTGTAAGAGTGATCGGAAGAGCAGTATTGCGGAAGTCGAAAGTAACACCCTTTACAACAACATAAGAGTCACCTTCATCAGGCACTACTTCAGACACATTGTTGATAACAATATCAACTTCAAACTTATTTCTTCCAATATCTCCCTCAGGATGAATTGCATTTTCAGTCATGATAGTTACAAATCCACCTTCGTTACGAGGAGTACTTACAAGATCGCCCTTACCCTCATCTCTATAAAAATCATTCAGTGCATAAGAAGGGTTCAGTCTTACAACTGTAGCTGCATCCCAACCATCATTAAGAACAGTCTTACCATTTTCAATGATCTGTTTAAGAGCATTGAAAGAAGCATTTGTCTTACCAGAACTATATGTCGGAGCAACATATGTATAATGAACCTGGATAATATTATCCTGTGCGGAAGTAGTTGCTACATCCAATGTACCAGAGATAAATTCTGTACCAGGGTTCTTAGAGTTTTCTCCAGTTACTTTCTTCTCTAACTTAAACTGATAAACTTTTCCTTCAATATTTTCTGCATTTACATTCTTTCTCATTCTTATTTACTCCTTATTTTTATTGTATAATAATATTATAACAAAATTTTTATTCATTGTCAACTTCCGCGGTAGGTAGTTCACAAGTCATTCCCTTCTCGGTAATTTTGTATGCGGAGGGAGTTCCCGCACGTTTGTCTACATATCCATCTTCAACAAGCTTCTTCATAGATCCTGATACCGAGCGACCAGATACATCCATGATTTCACCCAGTGCCTTCGCGGTAATCCACTCAGGGTTTTCCCGCAGAGCTAAAATGATAGCAACACCTTTCTCGGTGATTTCTTTGCGATTAGAGGATTTACCTCTTTTGTAGTCCTCAAAGAACTCAATAGCTTCCATTGGGATAAAGATGTCTGTATTCGCACTTTTAAATAGTGCATCTACTGTTTCAATAAATACATTTTTTCTTTCGTCTGTCATAATTATACCTCTTTTTTTAATTTTCTATAATAATTATAACAAATTTTTTGAAAAATTGCAACTATTCAGTTTCATCTTCTAATTCATCAATAAAAATCAGTTCCTGGGTATATGGTAAAGAACGCGCCCAATCAATAAAGCTATCTCTCCATTCAGTAAGTTTATGGAAACGACGCTGTCCTTTACTGCACATACCAAATAAATTTTCATAGTTCATGGTTATTGTTCGTGTCTGTAACCATGACTCAGGGAGCCAGCGAATTAACTCCTTCCAATATCTATTGTCTTTTGTTTCAAGATATTTTTGACGAAGCTTTTCACAATAATCTATAATCATATTTGGAGATTGAATTTCTCCTACTCCAAAAATAATTTCTTCAAAATCATCAATTTCAAAGCAATCTATTGTAATTGGAGTAGTCGCCAATTTATGCATGGTACTTGTGCTATTTGCGGTAGTGCCGACCTTGTATGTATCAAACTCCTTCCACCAATACAGAGGAGCGGTAATATCTACGCTTACCATAATTTGCCGCATGAACTTGCGGTGTTCGGGACCGGCTTTAATGAGGCGTTGAAGGAGATTCAGGTCATTGGGGCCGATGATAAAATTATAAGAATCATCTTCACCTGGCCAAAAAGCAACTTCGCTATCACTCTTATCCCAACTATTCATAGGATTTCTTGCTCCACGAATAGCGTGTTCAAATCCCCATACTTCTGTATGTTCAAATCTCATATAAACGCCTCCATTATCTCGTCGCAAATTCCTTTGTCCAAAGCTTCTTCTATAAAAAACCAATAGTCATCATTACGAATTTCTTTATATTCTTCTTCTGTTATTTTGGTACAGTCAAGAATATATCCTTTCATTCTTTGAATTAATTTTTCATAGTATGAAGCATAATTTCTAAACTTCCCTGCATCTACGTTTCCAATAGTAGTAGATCCTTCATGGAAAAGAAAACTACAAGATTTATAACCAAATCGTTTATGCCCGGCGATAAACACAAGCAAACCTCCGCTATATGCAGCACCCATATTAATAGTATAAACAGGAGTATCTGACATTTTTATTGAATCAGCAATAGTTAATGCACCGACTAAACTGCCGCCACAAGAGTCAATATAAATCTTAATAGGTTTACGCTCATGTATCGGAACGCCTTGATCCATGCGATTCCAGAATCTAATGAGATGACTAATTGCATCAGCAACCGCTTCATCAATATCATTGAGTAACATTACTCGTTCTAATATATCCCATCTTTCTGAAATACTATCAAGATCTTTAATTTCATTTGTATTATTCATACAAACCTTAACAAGATCTATTGGAGAAATTTGAGATAATTCTCTATTATCCATAAATGCCATATTATTTGTTTCCTCCTGTGCTATTATAACCAAAAGTATCTGCCTGATATAATTCTATAAAATATTTTTCTTTTTCATTTAGTTCTGTTTGACTACATTCGGTTAATAATTCAAAAGTAAAGTTATCTAATCCATATTCTTGCATAGCTTTGTATAACTTATTTCCTGGTGGAGTATCTATCCCAAGACCACATTTACAATGGTCATTCCATCTTTTATATACATCAACAGACTGACCAATATAACATTCATCTGTTACAAGATTTGTTATCTTATATATACCACATTTCGTTTTATCTTGAAGAATAAGCGGGAACTGCTTCTTCGCAAGCGGTTGCCAGTATGTTTGCCATATCAACATGCACAAAATACGTTGCTTATTCAGCTCGCGCTTAACTACCTCTAACCTGCGGGAATCTGCTAAATCTGAAGCAGATGGAACTAACCTATAAGCATCTTTATTATCTTTTACTTCCTGTTCCCGCAACATCGCTTCGTGAGCTGCCGCGCGAGTTTGTTTTAATTTATCTAACTCTTGATTTAAACTATTAATTTGTTTATTTAAACTATTAACTTGAGAATCAAATTCATCTTCTACTTCATTATATTTATTCTCAAGTAATTCTTGATATTGTTTAAATGCAAGCCTACTTACTTCTTTATTATTTTCTACTATCGTAGCTAATTGATTTTGTTTATTTTCAATATCTTTTCTTAAATCTTCATTTCTATTTGTTTTCTCTATTAATGAATTGGTTAATACCATTATATCTTTATGTAAATCTGCTTGCTGTATTTTTAACTGCTCATTCTTTTGTTGCTCTTGAGCATTTAATAAACGTATGTGATTATCTTTTTCGATTTTATCTTTTAATTTTTTATTTAAATA